TTCAATATCAAGGTTTAAAATTCTAGCAGTATCGGAAATAATTGAGGTAGATGTTCTAATAGCACCATTAACATCTAATTCAAAATCTACTGTATCTAAAAATGCTGTAGCTGCTGCACCGTTGCCATTACCACCAGTAATAGTTACAGATGGAGCAGAAGTATAACCAGAACCGAAATTATCAACAACAATAGCAACTACAGATCCTGAAGAAATAATAGCAGATGCTTGTGCCTGTATTCCACTCGCACTATTTGGAGCTCCAATTAAAACAGATGGTTGTGTGGTATATCCACTACCATTAAACCCAGTATTGATTGTGATTCTCTCAATCTTTTGACCAGTTCTATTAACACCAATACGAGGAAGTTTGGTAGTTGGATCTAATTGAACTCTAAAAACTTCCTTTTCATCCGAACCACTACCAGATCGGATAGTGAGATCACCACTACCAATAAGTTGAGGATTTGTTGATTTGATTATCTGCTTGTCAGCATTAAATTCTAAACTCATTTTCTCGCAATGCCTCTAGCGTTTTGTATTTCTTCTGTATTATTTAGTCTTATGTCCAAGAAACTGACACTACTTGAGTGTTAGCAATCCACTTAATAGTATCAGTTGTACCACCTCTTGTTGTAGTATAACTAAATTGGTTTACTGATCCAGCATCATAGCTAGCAACCGACCAAGTTTGACCACTTGGGACACTATCTTTAATAGTGGTAAAAATTTCTGATAATACTTGAACATCTCCAGCAGCACTACAAGTTACTGCTGATTCAATTTTAACAGAATAGTGACCCACACCAGTAGAATTAACAGCAACAATATATCCAGTGATAAAATTAATTGTGTTGGATGCCAATAAAATTGAAAAAGTTCCGTCTAAAGTTAGAACTGATGTATTCAATCCACGAAGAATATAATCAGTTTTAGAAGCATCAGTATAGTTAGAATTTTTTAAATTGAATGAATTGACATTTTGAATATCTAATTTATCAGTAACAAGTGTGACTTGATTTACACCAAACCCACCTTCCGAATTAAAAGTTTTGATAGTAGTTGCCATCTTTTATTACTTCTTGATTTGAGTTTTGGTAGTGGTAATCACGACGTTGTTACCTGTGGCAACACCAGCATTTAATGTATATGTAGCACGAATATTTCCAGAACCATCAAAATCAAATGCTGCTGTAAATTGTTCAGTTCCAGTATCTAAATTACCATATTCATTCACATATATATTTGAGTTTTTGTGAATCACATTATATTCAACAATGTGTCTATCACCAGTTGTGGTGTTATCAGCAATCACTACAACCTTAGCTCCTTTGTGGTTTGTTGGGTTATAAATGGTGGTTGCTCCTGTATTGTTTGTTCCCTTTATTAAAGTTGAATCGGCAGTTGCTAAAATAACATCATCCAATTCAATATATTTAAGTGTCTTATCTAAGATAATCTGATTATCTACCGCGCTAGAAGTATCATAATTTCTGTTGATTTTTAAAGTACCAGTAGTGTCTAATGTTAAGAAAGTATCTGGTACACCAAGAACATTACCAAATGCGAACTGGAATGTATTGATTTGATTTTCTAAAATAAAATCAGTTGTATTGTATGAATATAACTTTAACTTATCATTAACATTTAATACAACACCAACCTTTAACTCATCTGCTTTGATTTCTAAATTAGCATATGAATTACTAACGTATAATAAAACTGCTGTTCCATCTGTTACTGAACCAGATGTATGTGATGGTGCTTGTGTTGATGTAGTTCCTGCTGTTGTTACCTGATAAATGTTATCTCCATAATAAACATAAGCATTTAGAAGATATGTGGTGCTTGCTTTCCAAGCAAACTTGCCATCTGTATCTTTAGAAGAAATTTTATTTGCTGTTGTGAGTTCTAACTCTGTTCTACTTAATCTTGCTGAATTATTGTTGTCATTAAAGAAGTAAAGAATATTATCATTAGCGCCTACAGTTTCTTCGGCAATAATATAGGTATTGCCATCAACGTCTCTTACTCCACCGAGAGAAATAAAGTTTATTCCATTAGATCCTTCATACTGAGATGTTTGTGTGTTATATCTAACAATACCAGCTGTGTTTGCCGATGGTCTATTGGTAGAGTTTCCAACTGGAAGTTTTACTCCACCAGTTCCAGAAACTGAAAGAAGTTTAGATGAAGCACCAGGAGCAATAACAATATCTTCATTTTGAGTTGACGAAATAGTAACACCATCAATAGATAAGTTGTTATCTACAAGAATTCCAGAACCTAAAGTATTAATAGATTGAGCTGTAATAGTACCAGTAAATTTATTAATACTAGCAGTGGTAGAATTAGATGTAGTTCCAATAGTTATTGTTGACACTATTGTTGGTGTTCCTGGGGGAGTTACCGTTAAAATATCTCCTGTTACATATCCATCGCCACTACTTGTAATTGTTACTTTGGTTACTGCTCCCAAAACAGAAACTGTTAACGATGCTGGTGTTGTCGGCGCAGTTGATGTTACGGTAGATCCACCAACAATTGTGGTCAAAGAAGTATGTGCAAATGCTAAAGTATTACTTACAACATATGCTCCATTACCAGCGGTAGTAACAATAACCTCTGTTACTCCACCAGAAGATCCAATCACAATAGTAGCTTGTGCTCCAGTTCCAGCACCACCAGTTAATGGGACATTATCGTATGTTCCAGGTGTATATCCCGCGCCAGCAGTTGTTATATTAACTCCAAACGCAACGATAGCATTTACAGTTAATCCAGTACCAGTTCCTCCAGTTGGTTGTAATCCAGAATAAGAACCATTTGTATATCCAGCACCATTAACAAGAGTTGTTGATGTGATAGTTGTATTTACAAAATTAATATTTCTATAGAAAGATGTTAGTAAATCTCCATATCTTACAGTTTCTCCACTTCCAGTGACAACAGACACCGTAGAGTTTGTAGAATTAAAAGATAACCCATATCTAGTATTTGAATTAAAACTGTATGTGGGAACTTTAATATTTCCTGTTGGATTTCCTAGGAAAGAACCAGATGAATAGACACTTCCATCAACTCCTAGCTTTGGAGTTCCAGAAATATTTGCGCTATCACCAATAATTACTTTTGATGGAGTATTTTTTGCTATGGTAGCATTACCATCATTATAAAAACTACCAACAATTTCTAGATCATAAGTTAAAGCAGTTACTGTAGGATCTCTATTGATAGATACTTTATTACTTACAGAATCAACATACAAAGTTGATCCAAATGATGCATCAGATAAGAAGGAAAGATCATCTTGTACGGTTAATGTTCCTGCGATAATAGTATTACCAGTACTATAATCAACAGTAAATTTATTTGTTGCTATTGTTAAATTTCCAGAAAAAGTAGCTGCTACACCAGAAATATTGCCTGTTGCTGTTAATGAAGTAGCAGTAATAGTACCGAGAGTAGCAGATCCATTTTTATTTAATATTATATTTGATGAATTTGATACTGACCCAACAGTAATAGATAACCCACTTCCAGTTACGGTTACTTCTCCACTAATAGTAATCTTTCCTTCCCTGCCATCAAATCCGCCCTCATTAATATGCTGATTAAGTGGATCACTAAATCCATTTCCGCAATAATAATATAATGTAGTTGGAGTGGTGCTAATTGGTGTAATAGCAACATCAACTGATGTATATTGATAATTTACTTCAGTACCTTCATACAAATCACCATAATCAGATTGAGCTCCTTGTCCCGAAATTAATGTGTGTATTCCATCTGGACTTGCACTAAATCTTATAGGATGTGAATTATTTGAAGAATTTGCTTGGTTGAATATATATCTTTTATTTTTTTGAAAAGTAAAATCTTTAATATTTTCAAATGGTCCGTTTGGATTTAGTGAAAAGTAATAATTTAAAGCAAATTGCGAAGATCCAACGAGAGCACTATTACCATTTCCATCACTTGCTGATAATCCAACAGAAAATTGTATAGTATTTCCATCTTCTGAACCAGCTCTCACCGCAACCGCAGTTACTTGATTTGATATGTTAAGAAATCTTTTTACGATTGTTCTGGTTTCTCCAGAATAAGTTAATGTATTCCCAACATTAAATCCTGTTGTTGGCAGAGTTCCAGAAAACACAAATAATTGAGTTGTCCACATTTTCACATACCAAGTTTCTGCCTGGGCAAGTTCTACATTGTTTACCGATAATTGATCACCAATTAAATATCCATCACCACCATCAGTAACTAATGCTGAAATTACCGTACCTACTCCAGTAACAGTAAATTGAAATCCAGAACCCGAACCACCTAAAGAGGTATTACTACACGATAGTACATTTCCAACTGTATATCCAGTATTTGCTATTAATATTTGAATTTGAGTTATATTTCCAACCCCATTAATTACATATTGAAATCCAGTAACTCCCGCAATAGTAACCGAACTAGCACTTAATATATCTCCTGCTAGATAACCAGAACCTTGGTTTACTATGGTAACACCAGTTACACTAACAATTGCTCCTGCTGTTGAAACTGTAACATCCGCCCGCATATTAGTTCCAGATCCACCAGTTAGAGATACGTTTGTAAATATTTGACTAGCACCACCACCTATATTTCCGCCCGTTCCTCCGCTTTGAATGCTTCCTGAAAAAGGAGAAACAGTGATATCTGCTGTAGCACCCGTTCCTGTTCCTCCAGTTAAAGGAATACTTACATAACCACCGCCTACATAACCACTGCCACCATTGGTAATAGTTCCTATTAATGGTCTCACCACAAGATCTGCTTTTATACCAATTCCTGATCCACCTGTCAAAGGAATTGATGGAAATGTTCCCGAACTATACAATGATCCTGAATTTGATAATGTAATTCCATTAGCACCCAGAGGTACAGCAGATGATAAAGTTCTAAAATTTTGTAATGAACTTAAATAATTTTTATCAAAGCTGGCTACAGATCTTCCTTCAGCCGCAATATAAAGTTGTTTTCCTAACGATCCTCTGAAGACACCTACATCTGTAGCATTTGTAAAAAATAGTGCTGGTGCTTGAACTGTGCCATCACTCATACTGAATGCGCCAGCACCAACACTCGTCTGAACCGTAAACAAATCAGAAGCAATTGTGTTGATTATTTGTCTCTGACCTTCCAGAGTATCTGTCTTAGCTACGGTTCTAAGTATTGCCATTTCTTACGATTTCTCTTAGAAGATTTTTAATATCTGATAATTCATTTTTTAAATCTTCAACATCACGTTGAAGATTTTTGATAGATGCACCACCGCTACGCAGTTTTTTTACATCTTCAAACACACCTTTATCGGTATTTATAATGGCATTAGTAGTATTATCTCTTACGAGATAATCATGATTCATCACCTTAGTATAATCCATCAGATTGACGCAACAATTCTTACGTCTTGAATTTTGGGAACAAATACTGGTTGAGAACTTTTCATAATAATTTTAATAGCATATGATGAATATTCTGCCAAATTACTTACACTGAATTTATATTCTTTGTATGATGATTGACTTTCCAAATATCCAGAGACAACATTATCACTGGATGGAATAACAACAATGTCTGGAGTTCCATCGCCATTAAAATAATTCCAATCCAAATCATCAAAATTATATTGTGAACTTGCTAACTTATACTTATACAATACTTGAATATCATCTTTCTCAAATATATTTGCGGTAATTCTTACATCAATACAGCTAGATGGATTTTCTAAAGAAATTTCCTTAGTTACATACTTGGCAAGCGAAGAACTATTCTTAGAAGAACTTTCATCAACATAAAGAATTCCAGGAGAATATGTGATGGATTTAATTTCTGCGAATGCTCTTTCAGCAGAAGCTAAGTTATCGTATGATAATAAATCACCAACTCGGAATACATCTGGTTGTTGAGCACTAGTGTTGCCAACAAAAGATATTCTGCCATAAGGAGATGCAGTTGCTAATGCATTGAAATTATTGTTGATTGGATTTTTATTGTTTGAGAGACGCAATTCTTTTTTCCTGTCATCCCACAGAACAACATTACCACTAATAACATTCGTATATGTCTTAGTTAAATCACTCTTATCAAACGCAGTAATTATAGAACCTTTTACAAAACTGAGTGGGAATTCTGTAATTCCGTTTGGTTGTGCTATTACGTTGGTTGGGAATGCTGATAGAGAAGGAATTTCATTGAATATTAATGTTTCGTTTGCTTGGAAAATAGTATCAGTAGTCATCTTAATCCAAAGAGTTGTTGTTCCCTTATCAACTCTTACGATAATTCCTTTTGCTTTGGAACTATATCCAGTGACAGTTTTGATGTTTGTGGTACTACCAACAATATCGCCTGCTGTAATAGATCCCAATCCAGTACCACCGTAAATAACTTTATAGATTGGATATAGTTTGATAACTTGATCTCTTCTTCCAAAACGAGATTCTGCTCCAGATGCTTTTTCTATTTGATTATTTACTAATTTAACAGTACTGGTTCTTAAATCTACAATAGGAGACAAATAAGATTTGGTTGAAGATAATTGTAATTTATATGATAACGATTCTCCTTCTATATCGGAATTTTTTAACTCATTAATTCTGGAAGCAACAACCTTTTGATTATTAAATATGTGTTCTTGATTTAAGAAAGTTTTTTCGTATGGTGCTTCGGAGTAAGAAGAATAAACCGTTGAGATACTATCAACTGGTTTTATATTTGTAGTCTTAACAGATGATTCTACTGAAGTAGAAGGCAACGATAAGATACCAACCTGTGCGTATAATTTTTCAAATTTTCTATTATATGATGCCAAAACAGTAGACCCACCACCCAATTCATTGGATGATGCTCTTATACCAGCATTGATGTGGTAATATTCTAACCCTGAATGAATAACGGTAAATAACTTATCTTCAATTAACTCTTGTGCTAATCCACCAAAATTATTTAAATTTTTGAAAGACACAAATGATTTGCCAGCATCTTCAAATCCATTATTGTAATGATTTACTTTTATAATTTTATTATTGTTTTTAAATAAATCTGATGTGGCAGTGCCATCCGAAGTAGCATCAGTTTGGAATGGATTTACTTCAATTGGTTCATATCCAAGTGGTTCGTTTTTCAGATCTAAAATAGCAGTTCTGGAAATATCAAATTCTGCTCTGAGTAAAGTAAACTTGATATCTTCAAAAATATCTTCAGTCCAACTACCAGCATTTTGTGATTTGAATACTGATCCGATCAATGGTTGAGTGGTAACTGAAGCATTGGTTACAATTTCATTTTCTCCAAGTTTTGAAGACCATATCTCATAATCAGTTGAATCTGATTCTACTGCAAAAGCATATTCAGTATCATTCTGAAGATAAATTGGATAATCAAATTCAAACAATGTTGGAACAATAGATACTTGAGTATCAGCATCCACTGCTACACCCATTCTAACTGATGGAGTATCAATAGTAATGAATGATTTGATTGCTGCTCCAGCTGGAGAAGATCCACTACCATTAATAATTACTGAGGGAGCATTTGTATAACCAGAACCAGAAATGGTTACATCAGCATCGTATATGTTGCCTTCCGATACTGATACGTTAGCAGCTGCTGTAATGCCACCTAATAATTGAGGACTTTCAATGGTGAGTGTAGCATTTTCGTATCCAGATCCAACATTAGATACTTCTAATTTTGTTAACCTACCAGAATCTTTAGCAATAGTTACTTTTAAAGTATTTGAAATACTATTATTTTTAGCATTAAATAAATTTAAACTATTGAATTCCAATTGCTCATCTACTTTAAACGATTTGCCATTGTGGTTTGATAAAACAATAGTATAAATTTGATCGTTTGATAATGTAAATTCTCCAGTTACTGAAGGAATAAGTTCAATTTTATTTTTATCTAAAACTGTTTTTATTGGTCCAGATGCCTTGGTATCTTTACCAGTTGCTTTTTCTCCTTTATTAATATTTAAAGTGCCATTAGTAAATACTCTAATGTAGGTGTCGGGCAGTAATGATTTTTGTGTGCCAGGTAAAATATATTTTCCAGGTTTTGTGCTTTCAACATTAGAAAGATAAACTCTTACGGGAATAATAGAACTTTTTTTAGCAAAATATAAATTGATGCCAGTTAGGAAAATACCACCAGGACTGTTCTCAACTTTAAATGATTGTGCTAATGGATTTGGTTTAATACCACTACCATCAATTAATTGAATTCCTTCATCAGATTTTTCAATAGCTGGAACAGTAGAAGTAATAGATGCTGGATTTTGTGGGAACGTACCAGAAGCATAGTACACTATGCTAGCAAAAGTATCAACATCTGAATCAGTGCTACCCAGTGTATTTGAAGTAAATTTAATTGTTTTAGATCCAGTAATGAAATGTAGTGGATCTCCTTCTGAATCATAAGCAATGTTTTTAATATCTGCTGAGACGGAAGATCCAGATACTGGTGGATAACCAGATGGAATTAAAATTACTCCACTAGCATTTCCATTTTCATCTGTAGTAACACCACTATCAAAAGTGCTAATAGAATTACGAGCAATTCCAGTAAATCTAAAATCTTTAGCAACCCACCTGTTAATATTTTTACCGTCCATAAAAACGAATAATTTAGTATTGGGTTTCATTCTTGTGATAACAAATTTTATCAATCTAGTTTCACAGAAGAATTTAATGTTTGAAATAATATTATTACTTCCTACAGTAATTGATGAGACATTTTGAGCTAACTCATTATTCTGTGGACTAATATTTGAAGAAGTTGCTACGTGAGCAACGATGGAACTGGACGAAACAGTAAAATTAACATCATTCAGTGGTGAAGTATTAAAGAACGTTCTATTATTTCCAATCCAATTGATTACGTAGTTATTATAGATACTGGCAAGACCTTCTCTAGTGTTTTCTTTAGCATAAAATACAGAGAATAACTTGCCGTCATTATTTAAAATTGCTGGGAATTGCTTTTGGTTAAACCAAGTATCAACTGGAGGATCTAATTGTACGTCTCCAACATATTGCACCACCACAAATGGATTAATATTAATTGTTTTTGTAGCAAAAGAATTACTAATATAAGGAATATTTGTGTATGGTAAAGTTACCACACCATTAGATAAAGAATATCCATTTAAAATTCTTTCTTCATTTCTGGTGTTAATTTCTTCTAATTTTAATGAAGTTTCAAACGACCTTGAACGCAATACGGATTGCTGAGTATCTACAGCACATTTGTAATCTACTGATGCTAAATTGCCGATACCATGTGATTCAAAATTATCTACAATAAAACCACTCTTAAATCTATCCAATCCAATTTCATCTTTAATTTGCATATTGAGTGCTTGCTGCTCCAACATACTAAGTAAAGTATATTTCTCTAATCTTTCAATGCGCTTATCTAACTTGCCAATATCACGCATCGTGTAACGCTTATTATCTACGGGAATAATATTTACATCATTTGCCGAAGATGTGAATGCTGGTAGATAGAAATAATAGATTGGAATAGCATTATCTAAATCTGTTGGTTTAGTTGGGTTTAATGAAGGATTTCCTTTTTTAATTATAAAATCTCCATTCTTGTTTAAGAACAATCCGTCAATTCTATCTAAGTATTGTTTTAAATCAAAAGATAAACTATATTCAATATTCTCATCAGAAGCAATAGTACCAGCAGTAATTCCACCAGCTTTATTAAAACTTGGAG